ATTCACAATCTTCATTCATTACAAAATTGGTAAAATCATCCATCGCTTCTTCTAAAGAATTATAATAAGTAAAAGATGACCCCTGCATATTGGGGTCATTTTTTAGTTTTTCCCAAGAAGAATCTCCTAATAGGTATTCAAGTGTTTCTTTTTTATATTCAATAATATTATTTTTTAATTGAGTGCAACAATCGCCTTCTATATCTGAATCAATATCAATAGTGATTTCTTCTTCTTTTACTGGTTCTTGTTCTTTTTCTTTTAATCTTTGAATTAATTGTTGATTTTTTTTAATAAGAGATTTCTTAATCTCTTCTTTATCTTGCATAATTTTATCGGGGTCTGCAATTAATTTCTTCTCCGTTTTATCATAGGAAATACCATCTCGTTCATCCATCCAATTAACAAGTTTTTTCATTTTACTTTCTAGAATATCTTCATATATTTTAGAATGATTTTTAACTAAGAAATCATGTAACTCTTTAGGAGTTTTTGCACCTCTTTCTTTTAGATACTGAAAAGCGGCAACAGTTAATCTAGATTGTTTTGTTTTCATTATTTCTTCTGCTTGACTTTTCCAAGCATCTAAATTTGCTAAAGCATTTTTAGACATCAAATTATGTTCATCAAATCCATAAATAGTAAATCCATCCATGTCACCTTTAATAATAACATTAGTTTCACCATGAATATAATCGGTAACACTTACTCCTTTTTCTAATGCTTTTACATCATAATTTAAAGATTTCTTTGTATCTTTAGATAATAACTCAAGTGTAACTAATTTATCAGGATATTCCACTTCAGGAACTTCTATTACTTTAGCAGAATAAATCGAATAGGATTCCCCTTTCTTTTTTACTTCATCAACCTTAACACGAAGAATATCTCCAACATCAACTGATATTTTAGTATTGAGTGCTTTTCCAACATTCATGTATTTTAGGCCATCTATTTCTTGTCCTTCGTCAGTAGGCCCAGCCCCTAATGTATATGAATAAAGTTTAGATTTAGTCTTCTTTTTATCCAAAACGATTAAATCTAAATCAACAAAATTTTTCCATTTAATCCATTTAGGATTTTTCTTAGTCCCAATGTAATAGGTAGAAGTAGCATCCTTAATTACAACACCTTCAGCAGTAGGCATATCCATTATTTCTTTTGAATACTTCTCGACTTCTTTAATTGAATCTGCTAATCGAGTATCTTTCTTAGAAGGGAAATTCAAAAACTCGCTTGAATGAACAGAATAATTATTAAACATAGTATTCAATCTATCACTTAATGGTTCATCATCAATATTTTTTTCATTATGTCGCATAATGTCAAACATATGTGCTTTTAGTTTAGCATCAGTATATTTATTCTTAAACACATGAGCAATAGTATCTGCCCTATGTAGTGCTTCATCTTCATCAAATAGTATTAATTCACCATCTAAAATACAATCGCCAAAGTGCTTCTTTCTCATTTCTTCAACGATTTCTTTACACTTGCTAGTAATGTCTTTTTCATTATAAGAATAAACTTTAATGTTGTTATCTATTTTATGAATTTGTATTCTCATACCATCATACTTTTCTTGAACAATCCATTCACCACTAAAACCTTTCAATTCTGCCATATCTTCAATATCAAATATTCTATACATAGGTTTGTTAGGTGTTATGAAATCAGTTTTACCTTTCTGTGTTTCTGATTTCTCAATCATTTTTTTAGGTGTATCAGTTTCCATGTCAATATCTTCTAACTCTTCCCAATCTTCTTCATTGTGTTTAGAAAAGAATAATAGTTCTAACATAGCCATAGCAGACTTAACTTTCTTTTCTACCTTCTTTGAGTCTTTTCCATCCCCGTAATGTTCTATAATATAGAGGGGTATATCATCCACTTCTAGGTCAAGTCCCATAAGACCATCCGTAATGGTGTCAGGTTCCATGTCTTTAACGCTGTAAATGGATGGATTAAGTGCTTTATTGTTATCTCTCATAGCATAATGCAGAAATTTAACCATTGTTTCAGGTGATTCTAATAGTGCTTCAAGAACATTGTCTTTGAAGTGTTTGGCAAAAGGGTCGGAAACCTCGTCAGAAGAGTAGCGAAGTTTTTTTACTGCCTCGTATATTTTTTCAGCAATAGTAGTCGTTACATCAGAAGCATCTTCATTATTCAATTCCTTATCATTAATGTAGCGTTTCAATTCTTCTCCGAATTTTCCCGAATCATCATATTCTTCTTTGATGTATTCGATAGCACTTCTCCATTTTGAACCATACTCTTTCGGGTCGGTTCTTGCAGAAAGATAGGCAACCCTAACTCTTTCAAACAATTGAAGTATTTGATTAGAAGCATTACCCTTCTTCTCAAACAGAAGGCCAGATTTAGGCATATAATCACCGTTCTTCTAACAATTCTTTTGCCTTCTTAATTTTATGTTCAGTAGTTTCGCCAGCAAGACCATACCCTTCTTTCTTTTGAGTTTGATTCTTAGGCTTTACATTAGTTACTTTAGGTCTTTTAATTTTCTCAACTTCTATTTCATCATCAAGAGGAAGCCTTTCGTGAACACTTTCTTGTTGCAATAATTCCTTTGCCTTTCTTGCTTTTTCAATCGCAAGACTAACAATTCTTTCTTCTTTAGTTACTCTTTCTGGCATTATTGACCACCTACCTTTTCCATCATTTTATGAATATCAGACCAATCCATATTTGAAACATCACCAATAGCAGAAGCACTACCAATGGTATTATTCATTTTAGGACTTGGACTTGTTGTAACTACAAGACCGGATTTCATCAAAAGATTATCCTTATGATATACAGTCTGTTCTAATTGTTCTATTTTATCTGTTAAGGCTTTTAGAATAGCCAATACATCTTCATTTAATTCAGTCATCTTTTTCACCTTTTTTCTTAGGATAAATCATTTCTCGCAATTGCCGATACAAGGTTTCGTAGTCCTTACGGAGTTTGGTAGCGGTGGCTATAATATCAAGGTTGCGCTCATCCATACCTTTCATGCGCTTGTTTAGTTTCTTGTCCGACTTCATCAAATCTAAGTCCTTCAAGACATCTATAAGTTCACCCATTTTAGTAAAGTCTTGACCGAAAAATTCAGTAGGTTCTGCCGCTTGTAGGGTCTTCTTCAACTTCTTAGTCTGCTTCTTATCTAAACTATTAAGAATAGTTTTTTCGGGTGACTTCTTCTCTTTAAGAATAAATTCTTCTTTTTCATTATAATAATCCCATGTCATATTTATTCCTCTAAATCCTTTTCTATTTTATCAGCAAGAGTTTGCCATCTATCTATTTCTATTTGAACTTTATCTATATAGCCTTGTTTTCTTTTTAATAATCTAAGAGCATCTTTTAAGTTTCTTTTTATTTTTTTCTCATTTGATACTTCTTTTTCTAACATTTCTGAAAATGCTATAACTTCTTGTTCTAATATGTCCATTGACCTTTTAGCAGGTTCAATAGCGTCTTCAAAGTTTCTAACATATGTTATTGCCTTAATGTATAATTTTCTTTTAAAAGATTCTTCTCTTGCCTTTATTTCAGGTTTTGCCAATTCAGCAACAGCATCAGAAAGTTGTTTCCATTTAGATAATATTGTCTTTTCTATTTCAGTTAATTCATCTATTGTTTCGTCTGTTCTTTCGACTATTCTAATTTCGCTCAATTCATTATTACCTAGTGGAGATTCTGCCCCTCTAAATAGGTTGTATAATTCCCTTTTAAGTTTAATATTATCTTGTTTTATTTTTAACTTTAACAATCTAGGAATTTGAAAATCTTCTTTCTTTTTATCTTGTATCATCCTAACAGTTGATTCTTTTATTTCTTTTAACCCTTCTGCGACTCTTTTTCTTTTTTCAGATACAATAGAACCAGCCTGTCTTTTGTAGGTCTTTCTTGCTAATTGATTAATCAAATCTAATACTTTTATTTCGTTCCCTTCATATTCCATGTTACTATTTAGAAGTTTCATAATTTCATTAGAAAACTTTTGAATTTCAGCAAACCCTTTATCATCTTCACTATAAGAGAATGGTCTTAATCCGATTCCACTAGAGGTCTTATCAATCCAACTAAATAAATCAGCATCCATAACAGTCTTTGCTTGAGAAAAATATTTATCAAACTCATCAGTATTAATTCTATTCATATCTTCTCTTAGTTTTTTGTAATTAGTGAACATCGCCTGTCTGTACTTTTTACCTAAAGACTTCATTCTTCGTTTCATAGCCTCTTTATTACTACCTATTGGTTTAGTTCCGACCATTGTATCATCACTAAAGCCCATTAATTCAGCCAATGCCTCCATTTCTCTAGGAACATATGATTTTTTAAACTTTTTAGGGGAGGGTGGAAGTTGGCGTTTAGTTCTCTCTTCTAATCTTTTTCGTTCTTCTTCTGTTAACTCAGAAAATTCTTTAGTGTCTTTTTTAGGTTTCTTTTTAGGTTTTTGAACAACAACCTTTCTTTTAGGAAATTTCTTAGGGTTTCTTTTAGTTTGAAGTAAATTAACAACATCAATAAAATACAATTCATCAGATGCAATAAATTTATTAAAATCTTTTTCGGGGTTTTTAGATTTAGTGAAGGTTTCTAATTTAGAAACGAAGTTACTCCACATTTGTTTAGTTTTAGGACTAACTTTACTTTCGCTAGCAGGAAGAATAGATTTAACTTTGCTTTTTACTGAACCTCTATCTAAAAGTTCGGGGTCACTAAATAATACTTCATATAGGGCTTCACCTTCAAATTTTTCTCTAGCCTCTCTTTGCTCATCAGTCAATTGCGGGGATTTACCGGATTCTTGTAGTCTTTTCGCATCTTGGAATTTACCTTCATAACTCCCCGTTCCTCTTTCTCTTTTTCTTTCTTCGTCTTCTTTTCTGTCCTGCGCCCAATTTTTCATATCATATCTTTTAACAAGAGTATTGATAACAGAAGTAATGTTGTCTATTTTTCTTCTTATAATTAAACTACTTTCCATGCTAGAATATTTATTTTTAAGAGCATTTAGATTTTTAAGTATTCTTCGATAACTGTCTTGAAATTTTCTTTTATTTTGCAAT